TGGGTCGGTTGGTTTTTCTTTCCAACCTACTGTAATTTGACCAATAAACTGATTTTGGTCAGGTGGAACGGATATACGGCAAGTGTAGTTAACACCCAAAGACTTATACCAAAGACCGATTTCCGACTGCGCTTTGGCGTATTCCCCACACGGAATCTCATTAGCCATTAAGCGAATCACATCGTTGTTGTTAGCGATATTCTTGGTAAACAACCCTACATCATAACCATCAAAATCTTTATATCTAGAGCCATCAGCAAGAAAAGCTCTCTCAACTACTCGTTTTCCAAGAATGGTATCTACATTAAATATAACCACCATTGTTGCTCCAGTAGACTTTAATATTAACCTCGCCGCTGGTTCAAACCTATCAGCATTCATGGTAGGTCTTTCTTTGCTTTTTACATAAGCACCAATCATTACATCCTGATGTTGATACACAAAGAAACCAAAAAATCCTAAAAATGCTAGCAAAAGAACTACACCCAACTTAAATGGGCTATCAATATAGTTTAAAACGCCTAATAACGTTTCTTTGGCATTGCCTTGTTCTACTACCGCCATTACTTAATTCCTGCTTGTTGTAAGATCCAATCCTGTAGGGCTAAGGTTTGGAGAGTGGTTTCAGCGCAGGACTCAGCAAGCTGGTAGTAGGAGGCGCTTTCATTAGCTCCGCTGGCGGGGTTGGAAATGCCGGACAATTTACTGCCACCGGTACTGGAGTGCTGCAACCCGCCATAATAATTACGAACGGCAGCAAGCTTGCTTTCATAGTCATTTTTAATTCCTTTACTTACTAAGTCTTGTTGTTTAACGATAGAGTCATTCTTGGCTTCTTGTATCTTTCCTTGAGCTTCTACCTGTGCTTGGAAGGCAACAAACTTATCGTGCTCTCCGCTATAGCCTTTGTAATATGCAAAACCAAGCGCCGCAATAACGGCACCGATCTTGACCCACATAAGAATAGGTAATGGAAACATTAGACAAACCTAATAGTGAACGCAAAAGTTGCTGGGTAGTTGGCAATAAAGTCCTTGTTATTAGGATCATTAATGAACGCTGGATCAACTAAAGCACGAATGTTATGACCAAAGTTGAGGATCATCATCTTTCCAAATACATGGTGGTAGCTGTTGTACTGCCATAAGCCTTGGCCTTGAATACGGATCGTACCTTCATTCTGTTCATTGCAGTTAATGTCGCCTTGGTATGTCATACCTTCTGTACCGTGCAGGTACTTCACAGCAAAGCCATAGAACGGGTTACGCCACAGCCACTGAACCTTAGACCACCAGCATGGGTTATGTTCGGCACGGAAAGTCTGGTCGCCATCTAAGCTGTTATCAGGTGTTTGCCACCAAGATAGAAAGGAAAACAAGCGTGGACCTGACTGCCATACTGTGCCGTTGTTGCACCAGCCAATTTGAGTGCTGTACATAATGCCGATAATAAAAGCTAGGGGAAACGTTAGAATCGTCCCAATCAAGTTAACAGGTACTAGGATTAAAGCGTAAAGAATATAGTTCATTTTTTATCCAAAGGTAAGGTTGTATAAAAGCGCAAGACCGCACAAACAACGCCAATTCCAATAAAGATTGAGCCATAATACTTAGGATCAATGACGTTTTGCAGGTAAGAAAAGTTATCGTAAATAGACCCTAAAATAACCATAGCCAAAGAAAACCACATAGTCCTTGAGCGCATAGCTCCTTTTAGACTGCGCTGCATATTACCAAGTAATACCAAGAACAGGCACGGAAGTAACCGCAACTGCTATATGTTGTTTAGGGTCAGACAGATCAGCACCACAGTCGCCACATTTTTGTGCAGCTAACTCAGCAGTATCCACATCACGATTACAGGCTGGGCATAGGATCTCTACTTTAGTTGCAACGTCCATTACATCTGGCGCTACTTCTTTAGCTTGGGTCTGGATAATCATACTGGTGAACTCCATTGCTCTGCAGGTATAACAGGCCATACAGGATCTGCCACGGGGTACACTGCCAACATACGAACAGCGCTACGATACGCAGCAAATTCGGCTTGGTTTAATAAGTATGGATTTGACATTAATGGGTTAGCCACATCAGGAATTGTTGTCCAGTCTGTTTCTGTTAGTAGTTGACTAGCCTGTTGTTTACAAGCAGTTAGTGGCGCTTGGATGTCTAAACGTATAATTTCATCGTTTACTTCTTGCTCAGTAGGCTTAGCAATATCAGTAGAAAACCACTCTAAAGTATTGTAATCATACTTATCTGTAATAGACCACTGCGCTCCAGGAGTTAAAACGTTTAAAGCATCAATAACAGTTGCGCTCATAAAATCTCCAATAAAGTAATCGTTGCACCGCCAAGGTCGTTATAGGTACATTGCGCACCACCACCTAAAGTCCAATAGTACATTTGATAAGTAATTGGACTTGTTGTACCAGCAGGGTCGACATAAGTTAAGGCTTGTCCACTGGCGGTTACCGCTGTTTGCTGTCCAAGTGTACCTACGCTAATACCTGTAGTCGGACTGTTTGGGCTACTATTACGGTACATTTGTGTTAGGGCATACGTTTCTGGGCCAAGAACATATTGTGGCTGGGCTACTGCTCCAGTCCAAAGCACCATAATTTGGCTTGAAGCAGAAATCGGGGTTATAGAAGCAGAATGTCCTGATGGTTGTGGAGATGAAGAGCTAGTAGTTGGGGAGCTTGATGCTACAGAAGTGACTATTTGACGAATAGTTTTACCAAGTCCTGTAATAGAACCCGCAGTTAAAGTACCCGCTACTGTTAAATTACCACCTACAGTTTCGTTTCCAGTTACTGCTAAATCACCAGTAATGTTATTAACCGCTGGAGTTGCATTGAAAAAATTAGTTCCGTCACAGTAGACCTGCGCATAGGAATTATTGGCTACGGCTACACCATTACCGCTAGAAGTTTTAATAGTAACGTTAGCACCGCTGATATTTCTAAGGGTATAGAGCTTTTCTACCGCTGGAGCGATGACGTTTTGTGGGGCAAGATTGATTCCGCCAAACACTAAAACAGCGTTACGGGCTTCATCTACTGCACCATCATAGTTTGTTAGTGTATAACTAGCGTTGGACATACTGATGGTTTGAACCCCAGTAATAGCCTGTTCTACTAAAGAACCAAAGTTATTGTTAGTCGTTACGCCCCATGTACCAGACTGTTCGCCCTGTCCAATGAGTTCTAGTTTTAGCGAGGTTGAATAGGTACTTGCCATGTTTTTCCTTTATGCAGCAACAAGCTGCCAATCAGTTGTTTCTCTATCATCTACGTCCGTCCATTTTACTGGAGGGTCATTTGTGTCATATCCAGCTATTCCAGAGAATGGTGCCGAGGCAAACGGTGCCCCACCTAACATCATGCCACCATTGGTGTATCTAAAATAGAATACGTTTTGCCAATCTGGAGACTGAACATCATCAATCTGACCCCAAACCAGCACATCCCCTATTATTGTATTACCTTGTACTCCCGTTACATATACGTCCGCATTAGCCGCAGGAGCTACAGTTCCTACTTGACCAACGCCTTGTACGCCAACGGTAGATACTTCAATGCCTACAAACTGCGTAGTAATACCTACTTGACCTGGAGCAGCAATGCCTGTAACCAGTATATTAGCAGATAAAGTGATGTCTACAAAGCCTAATTGAGTTGGTGCTTCTAGCCCTGTTACAGATACATCAGCGTTTGCTTTAGCTTCAACAGTACCTAATTGCGCTGGTGCTTCTAGCCCAGTTAAGAGGATATTGTTATCCGCAGTAGTTACAACTGTGCCAAGCTGTGTTACGCCTGTTACGCCAGTTAAATTAACGTTTGCAATACCTATTACTTGCAGGGTTCCTGTTTGTCCTACTGCCTGAACGCCCGTTACCAATACTGGAGTAATTGTTGCAGAGGTTGCGGTGCCTAATTGACCAACAGCTTGAACGCCTGTTACTGGGACATTTGCTTCAGCAGCTACTACGGCAGTGCCAGTTTGACCTACACCTTGAACCCCAGTTACTGGAACTACGGCTGCACCAGCTACGGTTAAGGTTCCTGTTTGTCCTATGCCTGTAACACCTGTTACGCTGACATCTGCAAACGCAGTTACTGAGGCAGTACCTAGTTGAGTTACACCTACTACGCCTGTTAAGAATACGTTGGCATCAGCCGCTTGAGTTACTTGGCCTACCTGACCTACGGCTTCTACGCCTGTGAGGTTTACTGCAGCTCCTTCAGCAACAGCTACAGTACCAGTCTGACCGACCCCTTGGATACCAGTGACAAGTATGATTTGGTCAGTTTGTAAGCTGACTGTGCCGAGCTGAGTATTTCCCTGTACGCCCGTTACTGTAACGGCTACGCTGATTGACTGTATGCCGACATCCGCAAACGGAGCGCCAGCGAAGGGGAAAAAACCGTACATGGATTAAGCCGTGTAAGTACCGCTAGTTGTATAAGTAAGAACCGTGTTTGCGCCAGATGTAGTTACAGTAGCATTGGCTTGAGTTCCAGAATATCTTATTGTTGGTATAGATAAAACTACAATTCCAGAACCGCCAGCTCCTGAGTTGTAATTCTGAGAAGCTCCACCGCCACCACCGCCAGTATTAGCAGTTCCTGATGTTCCTACAGCAGTACCATTTGCACCTGCACCCCCACCACCTGCTCCACCAGAACCAGCTGTTCCACCAGCATTATATGTAGAACCACCGCCACCACCAGCATAAGTAACCGAAGATCCTGAGATAGAAGAAGCATTTCCTGCCCCACCACTACCAGCCACACTAGCTGATGCAACAGTTCCGCCTACAGCACCCGCACCGCCACCGCCACCAGCAGGATAACCTGGTCCTTGATACGTTACAGAGTTAGCACCACCACCAGCATTACCTTGTCCAGATGTTCCAGAACCACCAGTAGAATTATTTCCTACTAAAGATCCAGCCCCACCACCTGAACCTCCTGAATTACCATTTGTTGAAGATGCGCCAGTACTACCACCAGCACCGCCTCCGCCAATTGCGGTAAGAGATAAAGCAGAAATAGAAGAATTAGAACCATTATTTCCCAAAACAAGTGTTGCAGCACCGCCACCGCCAACAAGAATTGTATAAACAGTTCCAGCAACTAATGACGCTGTACTTGAAAGAAAACCACCAGCTCCACCACCGCCACCGCCAGACGAAGACGCACTATTTGTTCCACCACCAGAACCACCGCCAGCTACAATTAAATAAGTAATAGTATATGGTGCAGCATTTGTAACAGTTGTCCAAGCGCCATTTAAATACGCTTCAAAGTTAGTTCCAGTAGTGTTATATCGCAACATTCCATTGGCTACGTTTGCACCAGCAGGGCGCTCGGCTGTTGTTCCAGCGGGTAATTTAATAGCGCCAGTAGAAGTAAAGTTAGCGTTCTGGTCTGTACCGATAATGACGGCAGTTGTATTAGCAGTCTGAAGTTCTAAGATTCCAGAAGCGTCAATGGTTTCAGTTAAACCAGCAGAGGATGCGTTAATTTTGGTTGTCATGCTGTGTATGTCCCAGATGAATTAAATTTAATAACAGTGTTTGACCCAGTTGTAGTTACTACTACGTTAGCACCGCTGTATGTATTTGAAAAGTTTAATGTGGGTACGCTGACAATTACAACTCCAGATCCACCTGATCCTGCAGCAAAGCCAGTACCTAAACCACCACCGCCACCACCAGAGTTAACCGTTCCTGATGTAGCAGATGTAGCCACGTTTGATCCAGCAGCTCCGCCACCACCCAAACCTCCAGAACCAGCCGTTCCGTTTGATATTTGTCCACCGCCACCACCAGCGTAATAAATTGAAGAACCTGTGATTGTAGAAGTAGCTCCGTTACCGCCATTACCACCAACAGTAGTTGTGCCGTTAAAACCTACTTGTCCTGCACCGCCACCGCCACCAGATCCAAAGTTTGGGCTAGTTGTTGATCCACCTCCAGCAAAGCCTTGACCTGCGGTCCCAGAACCACCAGTACCGTTGTAATGTCCGCCACCACCTGACCCACCGCTATAGCCATTTGCAAAACCTGTGCCATCATTACCAGCGCCACCGCCACCACCTACAGTAGTTATTGTAGTAAAAGCAGTAGCAGTAATGTTTGAACTAGTACCATTTGCGCCAGGTCCATTTACACCGCCATCGCCACCAGCACCACCAGCACCGACAGTAATTGTATATACGGTTCCAGTAGTTAATGTAGCCGTATTTGCTAATAAACCTCCAGCTCCGCCACCACCTCCACGGAAGCCCGCTGCTCCGCCACCGCCACCACCTCCAGCAACTACTAGATAGGTGGCTGTATAGATATATGACCCTGTAATTGCAACCCAAGCAGAATTGGCATAACCCTCTAAAACATTAAATGCGTTGTTATATCGAACCATACCATTTACGGCTGGGCTAGGTCTTTGTGCTGTTGTACCAGCAGGGATTTTTACTCCACCTACACTGACAAAGTTAGCATTTTGATTGGCATCAATAGTAATTGCGCCTAGGCTGTTTGTCTGAAACGTAAGGTTAGCCGTGCCATCAGACACTTTATATAGTGCTGTAGCATTATTGGCATCACCTGCGGTAGCGTTAATTACGGACATTAGGCACTTCTAGCTAGGAAACCACTAAACCAAAAATAAGCAGCTCCAGCCCCAAGTGTAGCATTCACATTTGCAGTGCCATATATTTCAAAATAATCTGTTGATCCATTTGCATATACTAAACATCCACCATTAGATGAGCCATTTGGGGTTACTGAATATTGTCTTGCAATTTCTTGGTAAAAAGATCCATTTTTATATACTTGAAGAATAAGCTGTACGTTTGTACCTCCTTGAAAAACTAAAGCGCTTAAAAAATAATACCCAGCCACAGTTGGTGTAAATCTATAATTTGTTGTACTATCAAAATTGTTGTTAGTGTCAAAATTTTCAGCGTTAAATACTAATTTTGCTGGTGTACTTGCTGTTAGCGATTGAGTTCCAGAGTTATAAGCACTAAAAGTTGGAGCAGCGTTGGCCCCTTGGATAATATTACCAGTTACAGTTACGTTTCCAGTTACAGTTCCGCCAGTTAAAGGCAGTCCAGCAGTAGTTTGAGTTGTACCATCACTAAAAGTGACAGAAGGAGAACTGCCGTTAATAATGGTAGTCATATTTATTCCTAATTAAACTGTTGGAACCGCAACCCAAGATTGAGTAGCTTCATCCCATGTATATTGACCACCATCTGTAGGATAAGGTACAGGTGCTTGCCATTCCCAAGTAGGGGGGCCAATAGTCCATGATGGGTAAGGTTGAGGTGCATAAAACACATCGTTTACCGCATCGTATGTATACCCAATACCAGGGTAATTGGCTCTTAAGGCTTTTTCTTGTGTTGGAGAAGGCTCTGGCGGGTTAGAGTTAGGAACATAATGTATTCCACCTCTTGTGTTGTAGCTACATTTCACCCAAGTTCCTGGTGAAGTATCCACAAAATTATCAAAGAAGGCTTCTGTAGCCACTATTACCTGTTCAACTATTCCATTATTACACTTGGCAAAATGTCCCAATTTAATTCTCCTTAAAAATGACGGGCATAAGCCCCATGAAATTTATCTCTAGCTTCAGTTGCTACTAAATCAGCTAATTCCAAATTATCGTATGCACCAAAACTCTTACTTCTTCCATTAATGCGTAACTGAACACGCCATTTATTTGACCGATTTTCAAAAAACACATTCTTGGAACCTGATGTATTGCTGCGTCTAAACTTACTGTTAAACGCATTTTGACTTGCTGTTACTTCACGCAAGTTTTCAATATTGTTATTAAACCTATTTCCGTCTATATGGTCAATACGTTTTGGCATATATCCATGATGGTAAACAAATACAATTCTATGAACTTTGTAAGATTTTCCATCAAGTTCTACATTCATATACTGCTGACCATGAATATCACGGTTAGCCCAGCCAGCCACGCTGCCAATTTGGGTGCGGTTAGCTTTTTGAACTTTCCAGATTAACTGACCATCTTTGTAGTCAAACAGGCTATGTAGGTATTCTTTAGTCAACATAGTTAAGCCGTGTATGTACCGCTTGTTGTGTAAGTCAAAATTGTATTCGCACCCGATGTTGTAACTGTAGCGTTTGCTTGTGTGCCTGAATAGTTTGCAGTTGATATAGAAATAATAATAATTCCTGATCCACCTGATCCACCAGACGCAGTTCCAGATGATCCTTGTGCACCACCACCACCACCGCCACCAGTATTAGCGGTTCCAGCAGTTCCAGTTACATTGCCACCGCTTGTGCTTGTTCTAGCGCCAGCACCGCCACCGCCAGCTCCGCCAGCACCTGCCGTATATCCTGTAGCACTAGGACCATATTGTGCTGCGCCACCACCACCACCAGCGTAGGTTACGGATGATCCAGAAATAGAAGAAACTGTTCCAGCGCCACCAGCGCCAGCAGATCCAGATGTTGAAGAAGATGCTGCTACACCCACAGCACCAGCTCCGCCACCACCACCAGCGCCAAACATTAAGTTAACATCCCCGCTGTTATAACCATTACCACCAGCATTACCTTGTCCCGTGGTTCCAGATGCGGCACCGCCAGCATGATTTGCTCCGCCACCAGAACCACCACTTTGTGCTGCGCTTGAACCACCTATTGCACCATAACCTCCACCTATTGAAGTTAAACTAATTCCTGTAGAGCTAGTGCCATTAGTGTTTGTTGCGCCACCACCCCCAACTATAAAAGTATAAGTTGTACCAGGAGTTAATCCAGAAGTACCACTAAGTAAACCACCAGCTCCACCGCCACCGCCAGTTCTATCGGTTGTTGAACCGCCACCTCCACCTCCCGCAACAATTAAATAAGAAATTGCAACAGTTCCTTGCTTAAGAATCTGCCAAGAAGCTCCAGCAAATGTTTCTAAAGCATTAGTAGTTGTATTAAAACGAATACCGCCATTTGTTGCACTTGCAGGTCTTTGTGCAGTAGTTCCAACAGGTACAACAACAGCGCCAGTAACGCTACTCATATCCACAATTTGGGATGTAGCTGTAAAAACTAGATTTCCGCTTGTATCTGCGGACTCGACATATGCCGTAGTAGTTGTATTTCCTGCGCTAATAGTTGACATAATTAACCTGTATAAGTTCCTGATGCGTAGAACGATATTATAGTGTTTGATCCTGAAGTTGTAACTACTGTATTTGAGCCTGAATAGGTATTAGAGTAATAGGCTGTTGGCACAGAAAGAATAACAATACCAGCACCGCCAGACCCACCAGCATAGTTTTGATCGCCTATAGTAGTTATACCTCCACCACCGCCACCACCGCCACGATATGCCGTTCCAGCCGTTCCAGCCGTAGCACCAGATCCACCTGCTCCACCACCGCCAGCACCACCGCCACCAGCAGTTCCAGTTTGTTGTGTTCCACCACCACCGCCACCAGCGTAGGTTACAGATGAACCTGTTATGGAAGAAGCAGTTCCAGCACCACCTGTACCACCAACTTGACCAGATGTTCCTGCGCCACCTACTGCGCTTGCACCGCCACCACCGCCAGCAGAAGTTCCTGCTTCATTACCGTTACCACCATTATTGCCTTGTCCGCTAGTTCCAGAACCACCAGTACCATCTCCGTTAAACTGACTTCCTCCTCCACCAGAACCGCCACTTAATCCAGTTTTAAAGTTTACGTTACAAGCACCGCCACCTCCACCGCCAATAGCAACGGTTAGACCAGTAACTGACGAGTTTGTGCCATTTGTTCCAGGAAGTCCAGTTCCACCACCCTGCCGTGCAGCCCCACCAGCACCGCCAGCACCAACAACAATAGTGTATGTTGTACCACTAGTCAGAGTAGTTGAGTTAGCCAGTAAACCACCAGCTCCGCCACCACCTCCACGGTCTGAACCACCACCACCTCCGCCAGCTACAACTAAATAAGAAGTAGTATATGTGTATGTAGATGTATTAATGTTAGCCCAAGCACCATCAATGTAAATCTCTTCTTTACTGGTCGTAGTGTTGTATCTAAGCATCCCAGTTGTGCCAGTAGCTGGGCGTTGTGCTGTAGTGCCTGATGGAATATTTAAAGCACCAGTATTGGTGTTCATTAACACCAGCTGGTTATCTGCAATAAACGTCAAATTCCCTGACGTATCAGGGGTTCTTAACAAGGTGGTAGTAGCGGAGTTCCCAGCCTTGATTGTTGACATCTTAGATAATTACCCAGCGTTGGCCCGATGTAATTGTTACTACAACACCGTTTGCAGTATTGACGGGACCAACAGAGAATCCATTTACACCAGCGTTAATAGTTGCGTTAGCTGTAATGTTTACGTTTAACGCCAAGATGGAGCTATTACCAATACCTGTACTACCACCACCTGAAGAGACGTTTGAAATCCATGCAGTGCCGTTAGAAGTTAGTACATTTCCACTTGTACCTGGAGCAACTAAAACAACTTGTGAAGTATTATTTCCAAGTACAACATAGCCAGCAGTTAAGTTAGCTGATCCAGTACCGCCATAAACTACGTTAATTGGACTCGTAGTAGTTATTGTTGTAAATGCACCTGTATTGGCTGTTGTAGCGCCAATAGTCATGTTATTAATAGAGCCACCAGTATGGGCAACACTATTAATCGTACCGCCAGTAATGGTTACGTTACTAGATGTAATCCCAGTACCAGAGATTGTTCCACCAGTAATTGCAACAGCATTAGCATTCTGGGTAGACATCGTACCCAAGCCAGTAAAGTTAGCACCAGAAATCGTACCGCCAGTAATTAATACGTTGCTTGATACAAAGTTTGTAATCGTGGTTATATTGCTTGGGTCAGCTAAAATTGCTTGTTCAGCAGGATAGGTAACAAAGACTGCTTTAGTACCAACGCCAAAGCTAACCGCTGCATTCGAATTGCTAGACGAAAGAATGGTTGTACGAGCAAGTGAACTATTAGCTAAATAATACGTGCCAACACCCACCTCCCAGTTAGCACCTGCTTGGTCCGCAATGGTGTAGTAAGTGGTATTAAGGTTACCGATAACAGCAAAAGACTGATAGCCTACTACGGCTCCATCTAGTAAAACCGTACCAGTACCTTGCGTTACCGTAGTCTCTTGGACTCTATCCGCTATTGCAAAAGCCATATCAGGCTCCTTATGCTATACGAATAATAGCGTTGCTTGAGTCTGCTGTTGGGAATATAACTGTGAATGTTCCGTTAGTAGCTGTTTTATCGCCACCAAAAGCCAACACCGCAACAGCGGTATTCGCAGTTGTAGTTGCGTTATAGATCAAAGCACCGTTTGCAGTAATATTTGCATTTGTCCATGAGCTATTAGCAAAAGACATAAATGCTACGTTACCTGTACTGGTTGGGCTTGTGCTAACTGACAAAGTGTTTCCACCAGTAGTGTAGTTTGAGCCAGAGTTAGTTACTTCAGCAGTTGCTGTCCATGCTGTAGTTGCATTGCTCAATACTGCAGAGCTTGTGTACAAAGCAATTTTATATGTTGCTCCGCCTGATATTAAATTTTGTTGACCGCCAAGGATTTGTACCTTGAACGAATCACACATTGCTTGGGTAATTGCCATTTTATGCTCCTAAAAATTTGTTTGACTTGCTGATGTTTTCTTTTGCAGGAAGCACCCGCAAATTCCCCGGGACGTGCAAACCAGACACCATTTTACCCTGTAACGGAATGATGTGGTCAACATGCCACGAACTTTTTGTTAGTTTGGTCAATAATGCTGCCAAGCTATATTCATTACTAATACGCTCAAAATCAATGTCCGTTAGCCAAGACGGGGTGCGCTGTAACTTAGCTGCTTTGCGTTTGGCCCCACTTTTAGCAAAAATATGGGGGTTTTGTTTTTGGTACTCTTGTTTTTTTAAACGTAGTTCTACAGCGTTATTAGCATGAAACTTCCTTGATCTAGCACAAAGTGATTCCGTATGCCTTTCATACTGCGTATCATTATGTTGTTTAACTTTTTTGGGGTTTTTTGCTCGCCACTCAATTAAGAACTCAGCACGGCAAGCTAAACACTCACCTGTTTTAGTACGGCGATTAGCAATATGCCCCTTTAAGCATGGATTGCCAGTGAAATATTGTTTTTCACCAACAGCTAAAGCAGTTTTACGAGTTGCTTGCATTAGGGGTTCACCTTAATTTTAGCTTGACCATCACGATACGCATCGCCACGTTCGAGTCCTGTACCAAGTCTATTAAGTTGTTGTAGCGCTTCCTGATATTTTGTATTATACAACTGAAGGAGATCACTTTCCCCTTTCATATATTGATACGCTTCAACGAGGGAGCCATAGAGTAATGCAGGGCTGTAATTATCACCAAGCCATGAAGATCCTTGATCTACGATAGACTCTGGATAATAGAAGTAATGCAGTTCTGCCGTGTATACAGCGTCTGGGGTAGGTCCAAGTATAAAAGATAGCTCATTAGGATCGTTTAACCTAGACCCAAACAAAGCATAATATTTTGGCAATCCAGTATCACCAGGGTTTGGATACGCTTGGCGGATATAGTTAACGTCTTTATTAAGTAGGTACTCGTAGGTACCATCAGACTTAATAACAGCCATTGAATAAGTAGACAAATAGTCATTTGGGCAAGCTAAGTACTTATTGTTAGCTGTCAAACTACCAGTAACGTTTCTCCGCAAAGAAGGAATCTGCACCGTATTGTAGATACGGGCTTCAGCTTGCTGAATAAAGGTATTAATCTGAGTAACAGCATTGACGTTAGTCTGGCTACCCCCAGTAGTTACCTGTACAAACGTATCTGGAAACTGATTCTCAGTATACGTCTGGATTTGCGAAAAAAGTTCTTGGTAATTCATTATGCCATTGGGCCTCTAGACTTAATACCTTTAGTTGCAGCGCCATAACCACGCATAGTAATACCGTCAGTCTTAATACCTGGCTGGCTTTTAAAAGTGTTGCCCACAGACATTCTGATCTCATCTACGCCATTACCTGGTTTAGTAACTGCGTCTTTGGCTGTAGTTATTTCTTTACCAGACATGGTGTGTGGCTCTGCATAGACGCTGGCTGAACCAACTTCTTTACCCATAACCTTTTTAGAGAATTTAGCCATGATTAACGACCTCTTCCTGAAGATTTTTGCAACATAGCACGAGCCATATTGCGTCCAACAGCCTTCATAGAATTACCTAATTTCTGTGGACCTTTTTTTGGACCATTTTCAATCCCAATTGATGGGCCTGAATCGCCAAGGTTTTTACCCTTAGTTTTGCCAGTTTTTGTTACGCCGTCCGCTGCTTTTTTGAATGTCATGATGACTCCTAAGTTATACTAACCGTTACTGTACCAAGTTGTGTGTTACCTATCAAGTCATTTGGCGTTAATACACTGTCAAACAGCCTTGAACCACCTACAGGATTCCAACCCCACTGAAACACCCTACTACCCATATCTGGATACCCAAACCCATCAGGATCTGTGCCACCATTAATATCGGTCTGTAACCCGTTATTACCTGACTGCAAATAACTTACATCAGGTCTTGGCTCCCGTACTGCTTGGGGGTCATTAACAGGGTAAAGTCCAAGAGACAACTGTGGTTGATCTGGATCCCAACAAGTCTTACAAACCTTAATTCTATAGGGTTTTGTCTTTAATATCTGTATCCTTAATTCTTTTAATTTATAGCGCTGAGCACATCTATCGCACTCAGCAATTGCATATTTTCCAGAAGCGTACTTACTTGACATGGCATCTTAGTTAAAGTAAAAAGTATTTCGTGGTACAAACCGAATCGGGGCTTTTTCCCGGTCTTCTTCAGCCGCTAGTTGAAATTGTTGCTCGTAATCTGCTTTTAACATTGGAACACGGTTCATATCTACTTCAGGCAATTTTGTAGATAACTGATACGCTAGTCCTGCAACCATACAAGGTATAAAGCGGAATGGAATATCTTGAACATAAGTACCAGAACCAGCGTCCTGGATACGGCGCATACGGTAGTATACAAAAGTATATTGGCTACCAGGTGAATTTGGTGTAGGCCAGACGTTAATAGAAGGTAAGTTTTGTACAGTAATTGCAGCTCCAGCGTTATGCGCCGCTGCAGTAGTGCCGTTTTGTCCACGGGCACAGTTTAAAAGCTGATTACCGTTAACGTTAGGGTAGCTGATTGTTTCTGTACCAATCTTAATAAACCCAGCAGAAGCTATACCAGCGATAGAAGTTAAAGTGATTGTGGTATCAGTAGCACCAATACCAGTAGCTAAAAGAGCGTTAGTAAGGTTTTCTTGACCTGATTGGCGGTTTATCCATACCTGAATCGGCCTACCTTGTGCTAACTTGTTAGGGAGAGTCATATATGTTGACTCAGAAATACGGCTGATATTAATATCAATCTGGTTGCTTTGTACACCATTATTGGTACGAACCACAGTATCCATTAAATCAATCGTATCAACAGGTAGGGGGTACGTAGCTTGCCCAGTAACCATAGGAATAACACCTTGCTCAATAGTCCACAGGTTAATACCACGGTTTGCCCACTCAATAGTCAGCAAGTTTAATGAACGACGTGCAGTACGGAAGTCATATCCAGTACGCAGCTCTTTTCCACAACGTTCAAACGCCTCCTCAATGAGGTCATTTACGTCTAGATTAAAAGTACTCGTACCTGTAGTGCTCATTAATTAACCTTTCGATACGGTTTTACTTTTGCTTTGACTTTTTTTGGCTGGGGCACGAACTGCTTTCCCGCTGCTTTTCCCGCCCGCTTTGCTTTTGTCGTTGCTGCGTACTCCTGTGGGCTTAGCGACTCGATTGCTTTTTTTGGCAGGTACCGTTCGCCTGTTTCGGACGACTTTTTCCCCGACTTGGTTGTCCACTTTTGGTCGCCCCAAGCTTTTAAAGAACGTTGCGATTTTGCCAATCCACTCATTTATATCCACCACCAGCCGCCTTGTATTTTTTTGCTACTAATTGAGCTTTACGAGCTGACCACTGACCTGCGCCAGTACCATGTGTTGCAGCAGACTTAACTTGAGAAACAATCCGTTTACGTAGACTAGGCTTGGTGTAGTTGCCAGCAGCATTAACTTTGCCACCTTCTTTGTATTGAGTAAAATCGGTATTATCCTTGCGTTCTTTTTTAACGCCTTTACCCATCTTAGAAGGATTGATATCGCCCATACCACGTGAGGGTCTCATGCTCTTGTCTTTCCTCGAATAGCGCAGCCATCAGCACGTTTAGAAGCGGATGATACCTTACCACCCTTTTTCATACCTATAAAACCACGAATCTTCTCAACACCAGACTTAACAGATTCTTTAAACTTAGCGTCTTTAGTTTCCATCTCACGCTGTTTTTTAGCGTTCTCGGCTTCGTAGTTAGCATAACCCTTCTGAGTCTCTTTAGTTACTGAGTCAGATACGGTACCGTCGTCGTTTTGTTGAGCTTTAGTAGCCATGATTTAGCACATCCCGCCAGATTTCATAGAAATCATTTTGCCTTTTGTATGGCCTTTCATAACGCAGCCATCAGCACGGGTTACGCCGCCTTTAGCCATTTTGTGCATAGACTTTTCGTGAGCTTTAACTTCTTGCTTAGCCACTTTTTTCATCATTGGCATATCTTGTTTCATATCATCATGTTTCATAAGTCCGCCTTCTTTCTTACCTGTGTATTTGTTAATGTTAATGTTTGGAATGTTTTTCTCATTACCAAAAGTTGAACCAAATCTGGTTCGTTGTTTATTAATTTGATTCTGCCCGCCAACTGTATATCCTACATTACCACCAGTACCAAACTTCTTACCTTTATCGGCCTTGTTAAAATCTTTACCTACTGACTGCGGTACTCCTACCT